TATTTCGCACATAGCCATAGGACTAAGTACAGGCTCTGCTGCCATTTCAAACCTCTCTTTCTAGAGGTATGGTTTACAGCATAATTCTATCTCTATTTTGTATCCTATAGAGAAATATTAATGTGCCTTGCTCGTCTTATTTGAACTCTTTCTCTAGGCGTAAGTCCACCCCAGATGCCAAATGCTTCGTGAACAATTCCCCACTCAGCGCACTCTGTCCTATAAATACAAGAGGAGCAAAGTTTTCTTGCTTCTTTGTGGTCGTAAGAAGATGTTTCTGGGTCTTCATCTATATCTTGTATATAAAAAACGTCAAGTCCAACTTCTGCACAGGTTGGATTTTCAAATTCCCAAGGTTTGCGGGACACGGGAAACCTTTCTTAAAAGTTAGTTGTTGGATTTTTTATTATGTTCTAGCGAGCCCACCTCATACCCGCATCCTGCATATCCCGCAATATCAATCCATGTGTCAGGTTGGTAGCCAGACTTAGATGCATAGCGTGCCACCTTAAGCCCAACCATCATCATTGCCACATCTTCATTACTAATTGGCACTCCTAAAATTACTGACCAAATCTGAGCAGTTCTTTCAAAATTATCTTCGGGAGAACCGTACTGTTTGTTTCTATCACCAGAAATAATCTTTGCTGCTTCTCTTAACGCTTCAACACGAAGAGGGTTTTGCTGGGTTGTCTCATTATCTGTATTCATCTTTAATCCTCGCTATGACTTGGGCAGTGTATGTCTTGTTATCTGTGCCATCTTCTACAATAATCTCGTAGGTTAGATTATGAGACGTTGTTGGGCCAGTGTATGCATTAATTTTTTCCTCAGCAATACTGACAATCTCGTTGTGGTTCTTAGCGTTTACAGAAAACTTATATGTAGTTGTTGGCATTGTTATACCAACTTTTCCAAGTTTTCTGGTTTAAAGTGAATTCCATCTAGCACTGGAGTCTTGCCATCATCTGTCTTAACAATGACATCTCCATAACGAACTCCGACAACTCGTCCTCTACGTCCGTTGTATGCCTTACCTTGCTCTCCGTCAAAAGCATTGCTACGGACTCGAACAGTGTCTGCTACTTTAATAAATCCTGCCTGAGCAACAATCCACGACTCGTTTGGGTTGTCCTCCACTATTGAGTGACCTAAAGCCAACTTACTAAAGATGTTGATAATGTCTTTAGCATTTTTATCTGTTGGCTGTTTTAGTTGTTCCCAAGTAGCAAGAAGTTTTAAAACCGAATCTCCAACAACCTTTTTAGTTTTATTCTCGGTGAGTTGACTTCTCACCCAATCATTATCTACTTCAGCCATGTTCGTCTCCTATATCTGCTTAGTTAGTAGCGTAGTCTTTTTCAAACAATGTTTCAACCACAGAATTTTTAAATGTTTCCCAGGTTGGAATATTGTTTTTATATGATTCTTTTTGAGTATTAGCGTGAACTAGTCGTTCTTCTTTAGACATCTCTTCAATAACAAAAGGAAGAACTCCCCACTCTGGTCCCATACCGACAGTAAGTCTCCAGTCAGTAACTACAGGAACACCAACAAACAATGCTTGAGCAAGGCTTGGTAGCCACCACGAAGCACCATCACGATACGTTGAAATAAGAGCACCAGTTGCATTATTTAGTTTTACTAGAATATCTTGATTAGTTTCGGCTCTGCCGTCACGGTATTGCACAGTTTCTTGAGTCAAATGTTTTTTTGTTTTTTTAAACCAATCTGTCTTCGGGTCATCAATGCACCAATATCCGCCCTCAGCAAGCCCTCTAGGGCCTCTTTCAATACTAAGAAGAGCAGAGTCTGGAACTAAAGCAAAGACATTGCTGGGGTCAATGTTCGGGATGTATTTAAAAATAGACTCTGGTTTTGTCCAAGGGTAGCCAGGAATTATTGTTTTAGGCCACATCTCTGTGTAAAGTTTTGAAAGACCAGCAAACACTTTTTCAAAGTTTTCTGGTTCAAGCGTGTCATTAAATTCTTTACGCTTTATATAAAAATCTTTTACAAGTTCTTTAGGGTTTTTATATACACCTCTAAGCCCATTCCATACTTTGTGTGGCTCAGGAGCATCAACAAAAATACATAAGTTACCTAGTTCGTAAGCAATGTTTACTACGGATAACGCACCGTAAAGCCTGTGAGATGTTAGTCCCATCGGGGAAGACATACCGACAAGCACCGCATCAAATTGAGATAAGTAGTCCTTATCCATTTTAATTGATGGGTCTGACCAAGTTACGTCACATCCAGATTGGGTTAGAGCAAGATAAACAATTCCAGCAAAAGAAGGAAGACTCTCGCTTGCAGTTTTAGAGGCTTGTGGAGATGTGCAGCCTGTCATAAAAACTTTCATTAATCCTCTTTCCTAATTGCCAAGAACCACCCAACGATAAACGTTGGGCGGTTCCTAGCATCATTATTAGAACGGTGCTGCTGGTGCTTGTGTGGCTGAAGCAGGCGCTGGCGCTGGCGCTGGAGCAGGTGCTGGCGCTGGCGCTGGAGCAGGTGCTGGAGCAGCAGCCATTGCTGGTGCTGCTGGTGCCTGACCAGAAACTACTGGATAGTAGTTCTTGATTTCGTTCTTCTTTGTGCCATTCCATGTGCGAGTTCCGACCTGTGCTCGGAAACGACGACCATTAATGGCTTGCTCAATCTGAGCGTTTGACGGAGATTGCAAAAAGAAATCACGAGGGATTCCTAGTGCGTGCATCTTCTTAAAGAAGATACCCATTGCTGCATTGTTTTCAGGGGAAACCACTAAGTTATCCCAAACAAGGCGCTTATTGTGTGGCCCACCTTCGACCTGTGTTTTCACAGAGAACATAGTTTTTCCACTCTGTGTAACTTTTGCAGTTGCTTCAACTACAACGACGTCGTAATCGCCGTCTGGTAGTGGTTCATAACTGCTTGACTCACCAGCATCGCGGACCAAGTCCGCCCAATTTAGTGTACTCATGGCTTCCTATTCCTTAGTTGTTTTTTCTGTTGTCTGCTTCTCACCAAAAATAGTGTTAAGCATAACCTCGATGGAGAGTTTATCTTGTTCAACAATTGAACCAAGACGACCCTGAACACGTTCTCCTGCTTCGTATTCATTTGTTCGTTCAACATACATACGACGAACTTTGTATGGCCCCTGCATTGGGTCTGGGTTTGGAACCGTCTCCACTGTCAGTGCGCCGAGAATGTCATAAAAATATGGAGCCTGAATTGCAAGTTGTCCCTGCAAATATGGCTTATGACGACCATCTTGTGCTGTTCTAGACATTGCTGTAAGAACAACAGCCTCAAGAGGGTTTGTAGCGTGCATTGTTAAGTCACGCAAGTCGCGTAGAAGACCACCCATGTGACGAAGTAACTCGCCCCACTGTTGCATCTTCATTTGTTCGTTACCTGCGATGCTGTCCATACACTTCACTTGTAGTTCAGAGATTGAGTCAATAATCAAACTCTTGAAGTGATGGCGACCAAGTTGTAGCCATTGATAAGTCTTAATGACTGTGTCGTAATCACGAACTGTGACTACACAAGTATCCCAAGTTCCATCTGCAATAGGTGGTTCCTCCCGCAGTGGGTCCCAATACTTGACAACGATAGGGAGGAAGCGGTGTCCACCCTCAACGTCAAGCATGAGTCGTGGGTATGGTGCAGTTACAGCAAAGGAGGATTTACCAACCTTTGATTCCCCATAAACCATAACCGTCAAAGAGCGTTGAATTTCGCTCATATATGTCACTCGCTTCCTTTTGTTTCGTTTGTTCCGTAATATGCATAAGGGTCTGTCTCCTCATACATTTCGCTAAGTGCTTGTTCAGCGGCGCTTCCGTCGTCAAACATTGGGCATATAGCGAAAAATTGGCACTTCCATTTGCAGTCACGACTTGCTTTTGGATAAGCAAGAAATGCGTGGTCTTCACCAGCATCTAGTCCTGTGCGAACTCTCATTAAATCTGCAATCGTTCCGTGGATTCTATTCCAGAAAGAACGCATAGTAAAGATGTTGTGTCTAATTTCTACTTGGTCATAGAACGGCGGCTTAGCAGCAGCAGTGCGACGAACCTTTTTTAGTAATGTAAAAATTCCGCCATCGCTGCGCTCTTTTTCATCAACCTTAGTTGATTCAAGAAGCATATAAGTCATAACTTGCTCATTCATATGAGCCATATTAGAAAACTCTGCAAGAGAGCCTCCAACAGTCTTAAAGTCACGGAACATACGCACACCATCAGCCTTACGACGAACACGCATATCTAACTTACCTTGAAGTTCTACTTCACCATTAAATAGTGGAGCAACAATTGTTTCTTCTGTTGAAATCATTTCCAGTTCTGCATCAATGCCTTCTTCTTCAACCCATTGTTCGTAGCCTTCCAGCATAATGCGACCAAGTTCGGCTTCAGTTTCTAGGTTTGCTACATCACGAAAATCTGCAAGAAGAAGTTGTTTGTCAGTCTCAACTAGGTCCGAGTGTGCCTTGAGTAGCGGAATACCTTTTGCATAGTGGTCATCAAGTGCTTGGTGGATACGACTACCAAGTGCCAGTGCGCCAGTCATATCTTGTTGCTTAGGCTTTAGACGGCGATAGTAAGTAAGCCACCAGCGACGGCGACAATCTTTAAATGTTTGTAGTTCTGAGTTTGAAAGTCTTACGATTCCACTCATAGTTTCCCTGCCTTATCGTCTTGTAGAAGTTTGAGCAGTTGGTTTTTATCTCTAACAATTTGCTCAAAGTTGTCGGCTTTAGTTTCAAGAACTTGAATAACTCGCTCCTCGATAGTTCCGTCTGTAACGTAGTCAGTAATAACAATTGAGTCGTGTATCTCACTACCAATACGATGGACTCTATCAAGAACTTGTTTGTAATCAACAAGAGACCAAGGTCGTTGAAGCATAATCAATCTACGAGCAGCAGTCAAGGTAATACCAACGCCACCTGCCTGTGCCGTAAAAAGAATCCATTTAATCTTTCCTGCTTGGAAGTCATCAACTGCTTGCTGACGCTCATCTTCATCTTGGTCACCAGTAATTAGTCCGTGAGCAATTTTCTTCTTTGTAAGTTCTGCACTAAGAAGATTAATAAGTTGCTTAGATACAGCCGAAACAGCAACAGAATCGTCTCCAAAGTCTCCATTGTCAATGTCATCCATAAGAGCATCAATCTTGCAAGAAGGAGCATTTAGGATAGTTTTCTGCTCTCCAGTAGTCTCATCAACTTCTAAAGTAGCGTATGAACTAGCAAACTGCAACAATCTAATTGTTTGTGTGAGAACGCTAGGTGCAGTAACAACATCGCCATCATCACCAAGTTCAGCAATCATTAAGTCACGCATCTGCTCATATGCCTTCTTTTGTTTTGTAGACATCTCAACATCTCTGCGTTCAGTAAGAACTGGTGGCAGATGTGGAAGCACAACTTTTTTTAACATACGACGCATATAAGGATTGACGCTCTTATAGAACTCATCCTGCATATGTGCTTTAACTCCAAGAACCATCATTCCGCCAAAGGCGTTGAGCATCGTGTCAACCATACGGTCAATCCACTTTGTTTTTGAAGGCCAGTCTTTAGGAGATAGCCAGTGAAGAATTGCCCACAAGTCAACAACATTGTTAGCAATAGGTGTTCCAGTAAGTGCAAAACGAATATCTGCATCTCCTGTAGCAGCCCAAAGAGCACGGCTCTGCTTTGACTTAGGGTCTTTAGAGCGGTGAATCTCATCAGCAATTACAGCCTTGAAATCAATCGCATTAAGTTCTCGTAGGTGAACTTCACAACGAGCCTCGGTTGTCTTTTCATCTTGACCGCCACAAGCCTTGCAACGAGTTAAAGCAATAGAGCCATAGCCTGATAGTCGTGAATGTGAGCGAAGCGATTCCCAGTTAATAATAAATATTTGTGCTGGTTCTTCAAATTGGTTTTTGCGTTGAACCGCTGACCCTTTGATAACTTGTGTTATTACCCCTGGCCACCAGATATTAAACTCACGAGCCCAGTTCTTCTTGAGGGTATTAGGGCAGACAATCAAAATAGGAAAAACATCTTCACCCTTATCGTGCAACTCTTTAAGAGCACGAATGGCTTGAGCGGTCTTTCCAAGCCCTGGTTCATCGGCTAAGAGTGCTCGTCTGGCTGTGCTGAGAAAGGCTACTCCAGCCCTTTGGTGAGGGAATAGAACAGGGTCACCTTCATACGACTCTAACTCTCTAAGGGCGTTAGAAGGGTTTATACGGGTTTCTAGAAGGCTTCCAGCCCAAGTTGCTAAAGATGGCTGAATCTCTAAATCATTGCGAAATGTAGAGCGTAAAGCGAGACAGGTAGTCCAACTTAAAGGAGCACGCCAAATCTGTTCTTTAGGGCTCCAAGAGGCCCCTGGGAGGCTCTTACAGAGTTCTTTATAAC